GGGGGACTTCTTTGGTGTACACATGTCGTGTACTGCCGACTACAGAGGTACTTTCATGAGCCGCGTACGCTCCAGAGGTTTGCTTGAAAATGCTTGGGTCACTATGAGCGACTTTAACCCTGACGGGTCAATGTCGTCTCAGGCTACGAGCGTTGGATTGTCCAAATCGAATGGGGAAACGCAGAACACCACAGACGTGGTCATCTCGAACTACAAATCGAGAGCTTCGTCTGGTGAGGTCTTCATGAACCCGTTTTCTGTACTAAAGGATCGTCGCAAGACGCCTTTGGTCAGGATGACCTTTGGGCCCCATGAAATATGGGGGTCCAGAGTACTTGACGGGATGATGGCATGTGAATGGAGTGTTCCTCCCACACGGCCATCTTGGTTCAATTCGCGCATCCTCGATGCTCAGCAAAGGACAATTCTCCAGGCTCACAGCAATGTGGCTAAAGAGGATTTTCTAGCGTTGGTCACCGTCGCCGAAGCCCATAAAACGGCTTCTATGTTAGCGAAACCTTTCGGTAGCGCACTTTCTTTGATTGAGAAGGTGGCAGCCCGCAAATTAGCGCTTGTGAAAAGAGGTTTGACAATCATCGCTGCATCTGTGCAAGCTTGGAATGAGTATAGGTTCGGGTGGAAACCCTTGCTATACGAAATCCATGGCATACACGATGCTTACGTTGGCGGTCTAACTCATAATAGCAAGCCTAAGTTGACTGTAGCTCGCGCCGGGGATAGAGACATCGTTTGGGATAGTCCCTCGAACGTAACCTCGGCAACGCATCCTGGTGGCGTAATTGCTACCATGGTGGCGAACTATTCTCATCGCGCGAAGGTGTCCAGTGGAGTTCTGTACGAGCTTCATGATGATACTCTAGCATCGGCAACAGCAAGGAGGATGGGCATCCGCCTGTCTGACGTGCCAAGCACGATTTGGGAATTGGTTCCTTATTCGTTTGTGGTTGATCGATTCGTCGATATCGGTATGTGGCTTAACGCCATCGTACCGAAGCCTGGCGTGACAATACGTGGCAGTTGGACTACAACAATTGATTACCAGCTTAACTTTCACTCCGTGAAAGCAGCTAGTATTACAGTTGGCCCATTTCCATGGGCTGGTCTTCCTGCATCGGTGTTGCACAGCGAGGGAGGGACGTTTACTGAAGAAATTCAGTCTGTGTCTCGAATTGTGAACCCGCAAGTACCCTTACTCCCCACGATTAACTATCGTGATCTCAACCTTGTCCAACAGATAGACCACGTTGCATTAATCACGCAACGGTTGTTGAATCTGAAAGGCAGAACCTGAAGAGGAAATATGGGCCTGAAGAACATGTCCATTAGCATCGGTGGCACACTTGCCAATACCGGTGGAACCGCCAAAGTCTTCGCAGATGATGGCGTCACCATTCCAAATGGTGTGCACTTGACTGTCCCGGCGACAGCGGATTTTCGCATTCGTGAGAGTGCGACGTTCCGTTATCGGCCAGCATCACTTCAGAGCGACGGTACCTATACGAGACAAAACAATTCGGCATCCATTGTGGTGCCGAAACTGCTTGCCTCAGGTATCGTCGTAAACAATGTGATTCGGGTGACGTTTGACGTTCATCCGGAAAGCACTGCTACTGAAGCGCTGGATCTTCGGAAGCTTGCAGCTCAATCGCTGTTTGACTCCGACACGGACAACTTTTGGACAGCGGGTTCACTTACGTGAGCAAGCTGATGTCTGTGTTTGGTTCGCTAGTAGTTCCTTTGGTTGTGAAAACGAGCCCTGCTCTGTTTTCGTATCTGAAGAGATTGCTAAACAGCCTTGCACGGAAGCCGTCTTTCAAAAGACGGGCCAAGAGGTGAAGTGCTTACCAGGCCAACTGGCTTGGAAGTTTACCTATCTGGAAACTAGAGGTAACATGATGACACGACCGTCACTAGAGAACGGGCGAACGCTTGTTTTCGACGACTTCGCTTGGCAACTTGCGGGTCGACTTCTCGAAGACTTTAAGCCCTTTGTTTCTCCAATCTTTTACACCACAGCATGTGCCGCGCAAGCGGCACGTAGTGTAGCTGACTGGAGAGCATTGTCGTGCGGTAAGGTAGATGATTATCAACCCTATCAACTGAAAGCAGAAAGACAGATCATTGATCTGTTCAAGAAGTTTTCCTTCTCTCGGGACCTCCGCACTACTAAGGAGCTTCAAGACGATTCCATAAAGAAATTTATGGATAATCAAGAGCGCCTTAAGAACTTCGTCGTTCCAGATGATCCTCTTGCGAGAGCCATCATTTTTGGAGCGAAGGGGTATGCGGACCAGATACTCGGGGATTTCTCCGATCTGGAAATTTGCGAGAGAGCTACGTTTGGCAAAAAGTCATCCGTTGGCATTCCGATGCGAAAAGCCTGTGAAGGCTCACGTTATTCGGCGCCTATAAGCGGTTCGCGTGATCACATTACGTGGTTTGACAAATTCTACGGAGTTTGGAATCGCCCGGCATTGGAATATGCCAGGGCGGAGGCAGCGCGGTTAAATTCGCCACCTTACCGTGTAGTGGACACGCTCGAGGCTGTTCTTGTCAACAAGACCTGGAAGTCTCTTCGAATGATTATGCCGAATACCACTCTTGGTACCTTGTACTCGAGTGGGCTAGGCAAAGTCTTAGAAGATCGTCTCAGAGCTTATGGTTATGACATCAGGCACCTTCAACCAGTGCATGGTCAATTAGCCAAGTTCGGGTCAATCACGGGTAACCTCGTGACGGCCGACCAGTCTATGGCCAGTGATAATATCACTGTACAGCTGGTAGACGCTGTCTTTCCTCGACGTTGGGCGCAAGCCTTACGCTTTGGGAGGATAGAGGGGATGTCTCTGTACGAGCAGACGTTGGTAACTCCGACATTTGCAACTATGGGGATAGGCTTTACTTTCCCTCTCCAGACTCTCTTGTTTCTATGCTTGCTATTGGCAATTAGGGATCATCTGTCTCTTGACGAGCAGACGGTGGTTTCGGTCTTCGGTGACGATTTAATCTATGACGTAAGAATGCACGCCCTAGTGGTTAGTGTATTCCCCTCTCTTGGGTTGATCATAAATGCCGAAAAGACATTTGCTGATGGTTGGTTTAGGGAGTCCTGCGGTTATGACTACTTCCGCGGGGTTGACGTACGGCCATTCCATCTCGGAGTGGCTACTGGTCGAAGCGCTGGGAAGCGCCGAGCTGAATCCTACCTCTACAGAGTTTTCAACGGCCTGTTACGGCGTTGGTTACCCTACGAGGCTCCGACGGCACTTGCGTTCGTTCTCGGAGCAATCCGAGAGATCCGAGGGGATGACGTTCTCGTTGTCCCCCTTGATTACCCCGATACTGCAGGTGCTAAAGTCTCACCCGAAGATGCGTTTTTGTTGGGTATTGAACGGAAGATCAGTAAGAATGTTGACGGTCTCTTCAAATTTCGTTATCTGGCTTTCGAGCCGGAAATGAAGATTGAAGAACGTCACCAACCTTATCTGTATCGGAAGCTTCAGCATTCGACAAAAGTATTGCGTCTTCTTACTGGTTCGTGGGGAGGTTCCTCCGGATTAGAACATGGTGAAATTCTGGATGAAAGTCTACCAACTTTTAAGTTGGTGGATGATCCTTCCAGTCGGTCGATCCGCTTTTCTGGCGGAAAGAGGTTACGTCCTAAGCTCACCGTGATCCCTGAACAGGATCGCGGCAGATACAGAGAACGGCCCGGAGTCTGTGGTAACTGGACCCCGG